AGCATTAAGTTGTGCGTCAACAGCGGGTTTAGGCACTCTTAAATCTGGATCATCTGTTTCATTCATAATTTACTCCTTATCTATTTAATATATTAGCGTACTTCTCAATAGGGAAGTGTCCCTTTGGTTGTACATACTCCTTACATGTTACACAATACTTTTCGTATTTAAATAATTGAAAATTCATCATCTTATCAATATTTTCTTTTGTTATAGGGAAAGACCTAGACAATTCGGTGTTATTTGCAAATTTTTTACTACAGTGTACTATGTGTCTTTTCTCAAAATCAATAACAGGCACCATTGGAAAAGCGGCACACATTTTACGGTCTATTTCAGCCGCCTGTTGGTGTACTTCTTCTACGTCACCTTTAGATGGTGTTCTACCATTAAATGCTTTGAACATAGTATTTTTATGGGCTAATTTCTTTTTAAATTTTGGATAGTTTGCTATATATTTAAAGTAATTAGGTGTTTTAAGTACTACGTTGTAGTTATTCATTTCATTTGGCTCTAAATATTCATAGTTACCTAATTTTTTTATTTCATCTGGATAAAAATCTAATGTTAAGTGTTCTACATATAATATTTCTGGATCTTCTAGTATTTCAGGATACCTTTTTCTTATAAAAGAGTTAGATAAAACTTGACAAATAAAATTAGGATATTCTTTTATCATTGATATAACTTCACGTAAGTTCTTAATTAAACCTGGTTCTCCACCAAGTAAACATATCCTAGTTTTATAAGGTTTTAAAGCCTCTAAACATTTTCTTAAAAAATTTAAATCTACTGTCAAGTTTCTCATTTCTAAAGTATAACTTGTACAATAGTGGCAGTCTTTATTACAAGACATTGATAGAAAGAAATCTACCGCTAAATAGTTTTTTTGTGCATATGTAAGATCAAACTTCATTATTAATATTTATTACCATTTTAAATCAAACGCCCATTTTTTTTCATAACACCAAAAACATTGGTGGCATTCTTTCGTATAGTTATCAGTTAATTCTGCTACACCTACACATGATCTTGTGAGAGGAAATATAGTCTCCATTAATTTTTCATCCTTAAATATAGCTGCTATAAACTTTTTATCAACATTAGCAAAAGGATAATACGTCCTATAATCTCTTGTGTTTCTAATTTTATCACTAGGGTTTCTTCTTGTTTCAGCCCATTGAAGCATTACAGGATATTTTTTTTGTACTTCTATTGGTGGATTATTGGTCATACCATTTACATGGTATGAGTCAGGAGCCACCAGGAGCCTGTTGTCCAACGGACCATCAATATATTTGACACGTAATTCATCTTTTAATTTATTTAAAAATAAAGTTTTTGTCACTCTATTTAAAATGGTAAGTGTTAATAATACATTCTTCCGGTTAAAATATTCAATATAAAAATCTAAAGTATGTCTACTAGGACAATATTTTTTTAATAAAGCTAAATGTTCAGACTTTGTACCATCTGCTTTATCTTGTTCGGTAGACCATTCTGGCCTTCTTTTAATGGCTTCTATTGCCTCTGGAAAGAGTGACTCGTCACCATCATTATAAGTTCCTCTTACCAAATCTCTAATATTATTATTAGGAAACTTACCTTTAACAATTTCTATAATTTTTTCGGCTGCCTGTATGTCATATGGATTATTAACATCTTGACAATTATATGGTATAATTTCTATTTCTGGAAATTTTTTACATATTAAATAAAGAATAGCAGCTGAATCCGTTCCGCCTGATAAGGCTAGTATGACTTGCTTTATTGGAAAGTTAAAAAACTCAATTTCTTTATCATCATAAGTTATAGACATTATATATTCCTCAATATTATAATTTTTTATTTTGTTTTTTGATTAACTTGATAAGTTTATCTTTGGTAAATCTTCTATCTAATTCAATACCAATTTTTCTACCTATCTTCTCTAACTCTATTTTAGACTTCTTTGCTAAACCTTTAATATCAATTTTCTTAACTTCATTTGTTAATACTAAAGCATTTGAAAAGAATAAATTTTTTAATTTTCTAAAAATATTCATTTTTTCTCCTCTATATAATTTGCTAAAAATGTAGCAATTAATTTATGTCCTTTTGCATTCGGATGAATATCTTGTTCAGATATTATAGTACCGTTTGCTATTTTAGTTTCTTGATCTCTACCTAATATGTGTTGGGCCATATTGAATCCAGCCATATCAAATTGGTCTTCTAGTCCTGGCCAACCTATGAATTTATTTATCCATTTCCCATATTCACTTACCCTTTGTAGTATTCTTATTATATATTTTTTTTTATCAAAAACTCCATCGCTTTTTTTTACTTTGTATTTTTTTCCTTCTATTAATTCATAATTATAAATTGGTCCATAAAGATATTGCTCAAATAATGATGTCATTTGAAAATGATAGTAAGGTAGGTTGTATCTTTCACAAAGTATCTGAAAACTTAAAAATGTTCTTAAACTTTTAGTTACCCAATTTGGTAGATCGCCGTCTTCATCTACTAGTTTTGATCTCCATAATTTACCTTTTCTATCGTAGGGATTATTTAAACTACCAGTTACATGGCCTATTTCCCAATCTTTTCTATGACATTGAGACCATGCAGCTATAACCATACCTATTTCATCCTTTCTTGTTTTAGTTATTTCATCTAATAGTGTGCTGTATATAAATTGATTGCCTTGCCCACCTTTAGCTAAACAAACTAGTTCCATACCTAAATGTTTTGCTAAATGTTCAGGCCATTTTGGCCATGAGACGTCCCATGTAGGGTGGGGCATAGATTCAAAATCTAAATCTGTAAAACTATCTCCACTAACTATTAATTTTTTCATAAAATAATTTATTAAATGCAATCTTCATTTTTTGTTTTGGTTTATCTTTAAAATATACTGGACCATAATCATACTCTGGCATTATATAAGTTTTCTCAACAATATATTCATACACTGGTTCATTATATTCATTAATTAATTTCTCATCAAATATATCACTAGTGCCTAATATTCTTTTCATCATTTGACAAGTCTTGATAAGATTTTGATCTGTTATAGGAACAGGATTTTCGTTACTGTCAATATAACTAATTTTATCTAAATCTGGACTTGCTATTATTTCTATCATAATGAGGCTAATATTGTATTACACGTTTTATCTATTTCTTCTTTTGTTAAGTATGGGTCAATTGGTAAGGTTAAAATTGTATCACCGGTTGTTTTACAATTAATACAATTATCACTTCTATGATCTATACTCTTGTACATAGGTCTTTCTGAAAGAGGTTTTTCATAATGAACATTTGCATTTATTCTTTTCTTTACTCTATTTCTTGTTTCTTTATCTTCAAACCTTATAATATATTTGTGATAAGTATGATTAACTCCATTTGTAGTTTTTTGTACCTGTACGTAATCTTGTAAATGATTATCATATAGTTTTGCTACGATTTGTTTTCTTTCTACATATACATTTAATTTTTTTAATCTATAATCAATAAACTTGGCATTAAAAAATAACATTTTAGAATTGTATCCTAACATTTCGTGGTTACCATGTTTTCTTAATTTTATTATTGTATCGGCATGTTCTTTATTATCTGTTAGTACAACTCCTCCACCAGCGATACCACCAATAGTTTTGTTTGCATTGAAACTTATAGTACTGAAATCTCCTAGTGTACCTGCTTTTACACCATTGATACTTGATCCTATGGCTTGAGCTGCGTCTTCAATAAAAAATATATTTTTCTCTTTACAAAATTCTAATATATCTGTTATATCAGACATGTTGCCAAATAAATGAGGATAAACAATTGCTTTTACTTCAGGTTGATACATTCTTTTTATACTATCTAATGTCATATGATAGTTTTTTAAATCAATATCACAAAACACAGGTTTAGCACCTACCATAGATATACAAGACGCTGTTGATATCCAAGAAAAGTTTGTTGTTATTACTTCATCACCTGGTTTTATTCCTAATGTTATTAAAGAAAACATTAAGGCGTCTGTACCGTTTTGACAAGCAACAGCATATTTTCTTCCAATTGTGTTTGTTATTGTTTTTTCTAGGAACTCTATATTTTGTTCCTGTTTTTCTTGCATTGCTTCATCAAAGAGTTTAATATATTCATCTTTGTTCCATTCATATTCTTTATGCCATGCGTCCATTATTTAATATCCTTCGCTACTTCTTTACCTTTTTCATAATAAGTTTCAATTTTTATATTGTCATCTGACTTTCTTGCCTTACAATGAAAGAGACAAGTTTGGTTAATTCTATTTATGTTGTCTCCTATATCTCTAGCTTGGACTAGATCATCTTCAAATTGTTTCCATTCTTTTGTATCAAGTATTTCATCTATACTATTATAATCTTTAAGCTTACTAACTTTATAAAGAGGTTTATATAACTCAGCCTTTGTTGTTTTAGGGTGATCGCACCAACAACAAGGTATTAAATGACCTCTATTATCTATTGCCAAAGGCATAGGTTGAAAGTCTTTGTTATCTGGATCAGGTAAACATTTAGGTTTTAATTTCATTTAGTTGTACCTTTATAAACAGCCGCCTTTGATTTTAATGAGTTTGTAGGTTTAAAAGGATCATCATCACCCAACCACCTTGAAGATTCTATTTGTATAAAACTTAATCCTTCATCTTCGGCCATTTTCTTTGCTGTTTCAATATCGTTTTCATTATATTTAAATCTAATATATTGCCACACTGGTGTACTCAATAAGTGTTTTTTGGCCTCTTTCATTATCTCAAACATTTTAATACCATCTTGATTCTTCCTATATTTATGGCTGTCTTTAGGAAGACCATCACAAGCAAATATCCAAACTGCTTTTGGATTTGCCTGCCAAGATTTAATATACCAAGATATAGGTTTAGCTGTAGCTGCATTATGAACAAAAACCTCTGGCACATCTTTAAGCATTTTCATTATTTCATTAAATTTAGGGTGATGTACTGGATCCGATAACTGTCCACAAAAACCAATATCTATAAAATGTTTTGCTATCATATCTAATTCATCTAACGTTAGATCACGTCCATGAGGTACCAAACCATCATTGGTAAACGATGTTTGTCTTTGACAGTTAGGACATTCAAGAGGACATCTATGGGTCACATCTAAATTTAACCTACGTCTTTTTTTAAAATATCTCTCCATTATTTTATCTATTTTTTAATTCTTCTTCGTTTTTCTTTTTCCATTCATCGGTTGTGTTTGTATCTTCCCATTTGTACACTTCTTTTTCAGTACGACTACAACCTAAACAGTAACCACTATTTACATCAATACTACAAACACCTATACAAGGAAAACGATATATTTGATGACTGCTAATACTGAATACCATTATTTCGTTTCTTTCTTTAATTCTTTTCCGTCTCTAAATGTTGTTTCTACTTTTATCTTATCTGCTTCTTCTCTTGTTTTACAGTGATGAATACAGACACCATTTATTTTTTCTAGATTATCTCCTACGTCTCTAGCTCTGATTAAATCATTTTCAAATTCTTTCCATTCTGGTTGATCCATCAATTGTTTAACTGTATCAAAGTTTTCAAGTTTACTTACGTCATATATTTTTTTAAACTTTTCACTATTAGTCACAACTCTTTCATCACACCAACAACAAGGTAACAAATAACCTCTATTGTTTATTGCTACAGGCATTTCTATATAATTTGGATCATCTGGATTAGGAAGACAGCGAGGTCTCAATTTAATATTCTTCATATAATCTCCTGCCTGGTAATTTATTTTTTAATACTGGTTTATATTTTCCTGTTGGTAACAATGGGTCTGGTTTTCCGTCTCTATCTTTCCATCTGGAAGATTGTGTTAACAGAAAATCTATTCCATTACTATTAGCCATAATCTTAGCTTCTTCTATATCATTTTCATTATAATTAAATATTATAAACTGCCATATTGGTATTGTATTTAAATGTTTAATTGACTCTTTCATTATTTCAAACATTTTTTCCCCGTTTTGATTTTTCCTATACTTGTGACTATCTTTAGGTAAACCGTCACACGCAAAAGTCCACAAAGCATTTGGATTTGCTTTCCAAGATTTAATGTACCATGCCATAGGTTTTGCTGTAGAGGCATTGTGTACTAAAACTTCCGGTATTTCAAGTTCATGTAATCTATTTAATATTGTAGGAAATTTAGGGTGATGTATTGGATCAGATAATTGTCCACAGAAATCAAAAGACTTAAAATGTTTTGCTAATTTTTCTATTTCATCCATTTTTAAATCACGGCCATGAACCACTTTACCTCTAAATGTAAAAGCAGTTTGTCTTTGGCAATTAGGACATTCTAAAGGACATCTATGAGAAGAGTCTACATTTATTGTTGTTCTAGTTTT